CGCTATCACTAGTTATCTCAAATAATGCAGTGTTATTTTCTATACTACTAACTGGGTTAATTGTTATTTGACTTATTTCACCTATCATATTATTATGTATGAAAGCTGCCATTTCAGTAAAGTAAAACTCTTCGCCAAAGTCCCAGTTATCAATATTAAAATAAGAGTAGATTAGATTAATAACTCTCTGTTGTATTTCTGTATCACTAAGTGTACTGTTTACAGTTTTTGTTACATTAAATCTCGCTTGAAGTTCTCCACTTGCTAAATCTCCAAATAGTATTTTATACTTAACAGGTCGATATATAACTTGATCACTAATACTTTTCTTTTCGTTTAAGCTATCAAACAACTCTCCTAGTTCACTTACAGTTGGTGGAGTAGGTTTAGTTTCAATTCTACCATCGTATTGTGCCCATGTTCTAAACTGTGTATTGTAGCTGTTTAACAATACATAAGTGTCAATGATATTTGTGGTACTTGGATCAATCACTTGATTAATGTCAGCAATTCTGTTATACTGAACATGTAAATCACAAGCTCCATTTACCTGTGTAGTTCCATTTGTATTATCAACTATACTGTAATCGTATCCATCAACTGTGGTTGTGCCTAAATTTATAGTTTGATTTGCTATTATCTGGTTAAATGCTTCAGGGTTATTAGGATATCCGTCATTGTCAGGGTCAGCTAAACTAACTCTCAAATTATGAGGATCTGTGTATCCGTCTGCATATGTAAATGTTCCAAATGCGTTAAACTTATAATCTATACCCATTGGGTCTGGATTTGTTTTGCTCTTAGGATTAATTTTCAATATCTTAATATTATCTCTCAGAGGTTTATGTGTTTCGCTACTGAACGAGCTATTAAAGTTTAAGTTTGTAAATTTAAGTTTTTTAGGACTTCCTAATACAAACTGTGTTTTTCTTGCTAACATTTCCCATTCGGTCGCACTATAGTTAAAACGTAATACCCAACTGTTATCTATTCCAGTACTTGATCCGTCTCCTTCAAACTGTCTATTCCAGTTAGTAGGATCATTTAGTGTTGCAGTATTTGCAGGCAAGTTTGAACTGTCAATAATTATCCACTGCTGACTTTCTGCACTATATCTTAATGCAAAACTATTTCTACTGTCAATTTTATCAATAACATTTTGTCTAGTTGTAGCTGTCAAATCTATTGCAATCTTAGGAACAATACGCTTAACTCTTGCACCAGTTGGTATAATACCGTTAATTACTACTGAGCCTTTTCCAGTATTATCAATCCCTGATGGTGTACCAGTACTATCATCTTCGCCGAGTCCATCTTTATAAATTCTATCAATTTTAACCCATTGTATATCTGCGTTAACAATCGTTGCTACTGCACTTGCTCCAGTACCACCACCGCTAGAAAATGATATATTTGTACTCTGATCATATCCGCTTCCGGTATCGGTAATTGCAACACTAGTAACTGTACCGTTTGCTACTGTACATGTTGCTGTTGCTCCGGATCCTTTTCCTATAACTGTTACTGTAGGTGTACTAGTATATCCGCTACCTCCATTGGTAACAGTAGCTACACTAATATAACCTTCTTTATAAGGACTACTAATAAATTCCACTAGTCCATTGAGATCTGCTTTTTTCAAACTGTTTGTAGCTGTTAATCCTACTCGTTGTACATTTGAATTTAATGTAAAGTAACCACTACATCCGTTTGCGCCTTTTGTTACTTGTGTCCAACGAAATGTATTAGCATCAGATGTACCCAAGTATGTTATTCCACTTGTACTATCTGAAAAATCTGTTTGTGCATCATGTGTTGTAGTACTATAACCTTGTCTGTTATAGTAGAAATTACTTACTTCAGGATTAGCAAGGAGATGTTTGATATGTTTGTTGAATATACTTGCGCCTGACAAGTTAGTAGGTAAATTAATTACACTTCTAGTTGTTATATTATTTTCGTACAAGTAAGCGTCATCTGTATATTGTATTGCATCTGCATAAGTTGCTGTTGGATCATATATGTCACGGAATCTACTGTGTCCACTATGTACTCTATTAATACTTTTAATTTTACGAATGTTTTCACTTACTGTTACAGGAAAAATGCTGTAATCTTCTGCTGTTACCATTCTATCCTGTGTTGCAAAGAATCGAGGAGCGTTAGCTTTAATACTTGCTACACTTTCTCTTGTACTTGCATTTGTAACATTTGTTTTTAAACTTGCATTAAACATTGCACTGTATGTGTTTCCGTTTGATCCAATATATCTAAGTGTAAAACTAGTAGTGTTAAAACTGTCTGGAGTTAAGCTGTATGTTTGATTAAGTCCAGTTCTATACCATACTCTAATAATCCCACGTGGAGTATTTCCAAAATTGCCGTCAGCAAACACAACACTAATTTGATCATCTTGTCTACTTGCAACACTAAAAATATCTCTAATAGCATTGTTCTTTGCATTAAACAATGTTCCGTTTCCAAATAGTCTGTCTACTTGTGTCCAATTCTTTTGAATTTGACCTACTTCGTCTATTGTTTGTACCCAAACATTTCCATTTGCTACGTTATCAGCATTAATATCTAATACCAAATTTGGTAGACCTTCTGTAATTTGAAAGTCTTTGTGTTCTAGTTGTCCTTGTTTAAATCCTACAAAGAAACCTGTGTTAGGACTGCTATTACCACTACTATCGTTTTTGTACAAAAAGTCAACTACTGCATAAGGGTTAGGTGTTTTTTCGTTTACTGTCTGTGTGGTGTTGTTATACTCTGGACTATAAAAACTAAAATTAGCTTGTGCTCCATTAACTTTGTTTGAAAAGTTTCTTTCAGCTGTATTAGATGTGCTATTTGTTCTATAAATTTCGTTGGTAACTCCAGTAGTACTAAAACTACTATAAGGTGAACCAAATTGACTACTTGCTTGAAATATTGCGTTCATAATGGATAGAAAGTTTTGATAGCTGTTGGTATCAGTTAAGTCTTCAAACTGTACAGTACTATTAGCTAGACTATTGCCATTTGTGTCAAACACAGCTTCGTCAGTTTTTACACTGTCAATTTTTAAATATCCGTTTGCAACAACATTTCTAGTTGGCTTGTATCCTAAAAATTCAGCAATACGCAAGGCGCTATCTCTACGTTCTGCTGTGCTAAGATAATTTTCTCTGCTAGCTAAGTCTGCTCTAAATGCTAAGTTATGTCCCAAAAATGCTAAAAGTTCTAGTAGTGCTATAAATTCACTGCTATTAATGTAGTCATTAAAGTTTTCTGGATAGTTTGTGCTTATATAATCAACCATAGCGTTTCTTATGGTTTCAAAATCATATGCTTGAAAGTTTGCTTCGCTGAAACTTTCGTATGCTACGCTAAAGTCCTCTGCGGCAAATAAACTACTCTGTCTTGCGCCTTGTGCCATTATTCTTCACCTATAAAATTTAGAAACAATTCTTCTGCTGTTCCTGTATCGATATACTCAAGCCTTACCTTAATGTTCAATGAATGCTCATCAGGTTTTGTTAGTAGTGTTTCCAATGGTTTCCATCGTGGATCATTGTTTACTATTGTTTCGACGTCGTCGATTGCTAATTGCTCTGTCTGTGCATCAAGAGGTTCAAATACTAGATCCGGAAGTATACTTCCAAATGTAGGATTTTGTACACGTTCTCCTCTGCGAGTGTAAAAATGATTTAATAAATCTCTTCGAGCAATATCAACATCAGTTAGTGTTTTACTACCGTATGTTGTGCCTACTGTGCTATATCCTATATACGTTACCATACAAGTATTTATGGTAGAATTAACTGCTGAGTTTATATTTTAATGGTAGTTGCAATGATATCGCCAGTATTCATAGTTTTACTAATTGTAAGTTGATCATCTACTATAGTAAAGTCATAAAAATGCTGTTGAATCTCTCCATTTATAGTAACTGATAGCTTTTCTACCGGACTCATACTGACAGTTTGTTCTAATGTAAACGTACTAGTGCCACTATATGTAAAGTTCTTAGTTAATAGCGTCTTGTTGTATTCTTTAACAACATCACGCTGTATGCTTTCTGGACTAAAAGGTAAAAAACTACCTGTTTCGGCATAATATGCAAATCTAGCTCTGCGTAATTGTTCAGGGGATAAGGCATCTCTTTCATTAAATGAACGCATTTGATGTATTCCAGTTGTCCTTGACAAGGTCCTAGATTTAAAAGATCCGTAATCTGCTAATCTTAAAACTGTAGCAGCTTTAACACAAAGAGTTCGATTTTTAGAGCTACGCATCATCATGCTTGCAATAGTATCATAATCTTTAGCTTTTAAAACTGATAACATTTCATAGGTAGCTTCATTTGCTTCAATAGTAAAAACTCTTCCTGTTGCCCAATGATGCAATACTAGTCCATCGTAAACAGATTGTGGTAATGCAGGTATAACTGCCGGAGATTCAATACTATTTTGTGTAATTTGTTTCTTCACAATAGTTTGTTGTTTATTAAAAGCTGTAAGCCATCTGTCGTATGATTGTTGTTCAGTTAACCCTTGACTAAAATTACCTTCTCCGTATGCAGTTTGGTCAAAACCACTATACCCGCTGAAGAAATGTAGTGCTAAAGATATAGCATTATCACTTGCTGTTAATTTAGTTACATCAATTTCGGTTGTATAAGCTGTTGTATCTTTTACAATATAATCGGTCCATACTGTTTGAAATTTTCTATCTACAGTAGTTGTCATCTAGGACCACCTCTTCTAAATGTTTGTTTTGCTGACGACCCTGTGTATCCTTTTGAAACTGCATATGCTCTTTCTCCGTCGGTAAGCTCAACTTGAGCAGCTCCTCCACCAATTGATTCATTAAAGCCACGTAACGATTCAACTCGATCTATATCATCTTGGGTAAATGCCCTTGGGTTTTTAATAGTTTTTGGCTCAAAATAATTGGCAATAGCTTCGTCTCCTTCTAACGTTGTTGAGAAACCATCAGACTCTGATACAGTCCTAGGCGGTTGGGTTGAAGTATTTCTAATCTGACTGATATCAATATCTATAGCTAATAGATCAATGTTTGGACTAGCAACGCAAGGTAAAATTTCTTGCTCTTCGGTATGCCCGCCCCAAGGTTCGTGTTCTGGAACTCGATCAGCAATACTTTGTTTAATGTCTCGGTTAGTAGTTATATTGTTATCTTCAATTTTTGTTGACTCTGTAGCTTCAGGACCATTCATATCAATCATCTTGGCTGTAGTTCTCATATTACCTTTACATTTGATATGTCCGTTGAGATCTGTAGTTAATTTAATATCTTTGTTTGCATGTAAATTAAATTCACCTTTAAGGTTTTCTATAGTTGTACCACCATCACCTCTAGCTTTCATATTAATCGTATCTGCATCTAAGTTAAAATCTCCTTCAACATGCAAGTTAAAATTTGTTTTGGTATGCATACTAATATCATTGTCTGTATAGATATCTAAGTTTCCGTTACCGTTAAGTTGTATCCAACAACTACCTCTATGATTTGAAAGATAAACTATCTCTGCTCCATCATGCATCAAAAGTTGTGCGCCTTTTCCACTTCTCATTCTTGTTAAGTTACTCAGTCCTTGTTTTCTATTTTTATCAGGAGTTAGGCACTCGTCAGTATTTGCTCGTGTGCCGTCATCCATAATAAATTGATGCCCGCCTGGTGTATTAAATCCAAAAACATTAGTTGGACTTTCTCTTCGTTGACTGCTACTACTCAAACCTCTAATTGTATCTAATGGTACACCTTGTTCGTTAACAAAACGTTGCTCAGGATTTTCAGGTCTTTCATTTTTGCCTGGATCTTTGAGAGGACTTGGGTCAAAACAATGTGCAGGTACATCATCTTCGCCTTCTACAAATCCAGCTGGATTTGACGGAATAGATGAATTACGAGTAGTATCAGGAAGAACTCCAATTAATATACCTACATCACTATTGTGTACAAATGCTATTAATACTTCTGTACCTGGAGCAGGCGGATGACTGCTCATACCGTATGATCTAGTATGACCTGAGGCTTGGTAATGTCCTCCGTACGGGCTTGCTCTTCTAACACGAACATATCGTTTTCGGTCTTCGGCGCTAGTACTATAATCACCTAAATATTCATGTCCTAAGATCTCAACATAAAGAAATCCTTCATATCTATCATCAACAATATCCATTACTTTAGCAAGAAATAATCCTGTTTGTTTGTGTATGCCACCTACGTTAGTTGATTTATCGTACATTTTAGGTACGCCGCCGCTTGTCTTATTTTTACCCATGTATCTCATATTGTTATCCTGTCATAATTGTTTTAAGCCACTGTGGTGCATTATCTCGTCTGATGCGTCCTTGATCATCCGGAAGTCCTCCCCAATAACTAGATCCGCCGTCAGCTTGTCCGTATTGTGCTGCATTATCAACATGTATCTTATTATTTCCCATGTATCCATTTCCAGCACCAATACCAGTTGCTCCTGCTTTCTTTGCTTCTATAATAAAATTTTGTATTAGTGGAACATCAGCTGGATTATCTAAACTTAGTACTCTGCCATCTGCTCCGCTTAGTTCGATATCAGCTGCATGACCGTTATCGTGTCTGGTAGTTCCTACTCTATTAGTACTTGTGCCTTTAGCTGGCTGTCCGCCACTTGTAACTTTAACATTAAGTCCACTTTCTTGTCCAGCTGTTGTTAGTATTTGCTTTAAGTCACTTGCAATAAGTTGTTTTCTAACACCAGCTACGGTTGGTTGAGCTTCTGTCACAGTCCCATTTCCAGTTCCATCTGTTACTGTTCCTAGGTCATCTCCTGGCTCTGGAGCACCTGGAATAAATCCTCTATCACCTGGTCTATCTCTTTGTTCTTTGTAAGGCTCTTCTTGTCTAACTGGGTTTGTATCAATTCGACCAGTTGAAATTTCTTCCCAAAGTAGTCCAATATTAGAATTAGTATCTCTAAATGCTTCTATAGTCATATCAAATCGACCGTCTCTATAATTAGCTACAACTCTATAAACACGATACAGTCCAATTATTCCAAAGTTAGCTTCCGGAATGTTCATTAATCCAGTTTCGTGACTTGGATAAGTTGGAAAGTTCATATTTAAGAAATACATACAACCGCCCATTGTATAGTTAGCACCTGATTTACCAGTTACATCATTAACTTCGTTCAGTACAGTATGAGCTGATTTAGGTTTACCTAACCAATACGGATCTCCTCTAATCTGTATTTGTTGTTGTACTAGATCGGCCATCGTGTTTAAGTTTAGTTCAACGGCACCTAAAAGTACTGCTCCGGCAGTATCGCCAACATCAGGACCTGCGTTAGCTTTACTGCTGATCGGTAATGGAAGATAACTGACAGGCAACTCTTGATCTTTTTCATTTTGTATATTTTGTCCTACTAGTTCACTTTGTGTTATGTATCTTTTCTTAACAGGTTGTATTTTCCTTAAAGTTTCTTTATCTTTTAAGTCTTGAACTACTTTTAGAGATTTTTTAAATGCTTCACTTAATTCTTCTTGGTTACGCTTATTTTCTTCTTCAAGTGCTTGAGCATTTTGTTCAGCTTCTCGAGCGGCTATTTCTGCTCCTTCAGTGCTGCCGAATTCTGCAGTAGCACGACCAGGACTTTGTCCTGATCGATTTTCTCTAATTTCTACTGCTCGCTGTTTAAGTTTCTCAATTTTAACTTTGTTGGCATCAATTTTTTTCTTTATAGTTTCATATTCAGTTTGTCTCTC